ATCCTATTGTCGGCGTCTCGCGCACGTGACTGGAGGCGTGATGCGTCTGAAGGACTTAACACGAGAGGTGAACTGGGCGATGCGGTCATTTGATGCGGGGCGGGACTTTGGGGACGAGCATGTTCCCCGTGGAACATCGAGCGGGGCGACGCTTGAGAGCGAGACGTTCACGGACAGTGTGACGCAGGGCATGGGGATGACGCCTGAGGTGGGTCGGGTGACGAGACAGGCGCGGTGTCCTGATGTGAAGTGTCTGGTGGGGGATGTGACGTTTACGGTTCCGGCTGACGTGCGGGCGTATCCGATGGGGTTATGTCCGTGGTGTCACGCGATGTTGGTGCGGCGGTAATGGGCGGATCGGGGTCGGGCCGGAAGAAAGCCCTGACGGTGCAACGGCGTCCGGGCCTCAAGGCGTTACAGGAAGTCGTGCGGGTGGACGTGACGGATGAGGCGTTTGAGGAAGCGATGGCGTCCTCATTGGTGTTGACGGGGCAGGCTCCAGCGGGACTCCGCGCCCAGGTGCAGGCCAGTCCGACGCAACTCAAGAACGCGATTGTGGCACTGCTCGCCTGTCGGGAAACCACGGCGGGGGTGTCCAAGATTTTGGGCGTGACCGAAACGGCGGTCAAGCTGATTTTGTATCGGATGCGGAAAGCGGACTGGACGAACGACGACGACCAGTTGGATTACGATTTGGTGCCCACGGCGATTGAGGCGTTGCGGCGGGACTTGGAAGATCCGACCAGCAAGGGGCATCAGAAGGCGTATTTGGCGGTGTTAGAGGGGCGCGGGAAGCTCTGGAAGGAGCAACCGTCCGCAGGACCGGGGGTGGCGGCGGTGCTGAACGTGAAGTTTGAGATGCCTGAAGGCGGGGTCAAGCCGGTGCTGAACGGGCAAGTCGTGGGGGTGCCGCGTGAGTAGGCACGAATTAAGCGTGTCGGTGCCTGACCATCAACCGGCTGGGGGGAAATCAATACCCCTGACGGTTTTAGTGGACTGGTTCCCTCCTTTGACGGCAGCGGAACTGATCGAGAACGGGACAGCGATAGAGAACGGAGACGCGGTTCCGCACCCGAACCCGAACATTATCTATGTGAATGTGACGTTACGGCGACATGCGGAGTCTCGGTGAACCTCCTCTATCATCCTGCCCAAGAAGCCTTCTTGAACGCGCTGGCCCTTCGCACCCCGGAAGGGAAACGGGCGTATTTCCAACTCCTGATGATGTCTGGGCGACGTGGCGGGAAAGCGCTGGCGCTTGACACACCGATCCCGACGCCTCGTGGCTGGAGCAAAATGGGCGATCTTGTCGAGGGAGACGAGGTTTTTGATGAGACGGGCCGTCCCTGCTCAGTCGTGTGGGTCACGGCCCCGTATTTCCCCTCCTGCGTCTACCGGGTTCACTTTTCAGACAACACGTCATTGGTAGCCGACGCGGATCACCAGTGGATAACGTGGGATAAGCCCGCCAGAAAAGCACAAGCCCCAGGGCGAAGGATTGACCGTCCCCGCAAGAATCGTAGGGGGCACCCTCGCACGGCTGGTCCGAAAATTGTCACCACAGAGCAGATCCACCAGACACTTCGTTATCGCAACGAGTCTAATCACGCGATCCCTTTAGCGGGTCCATTGCAGTATCCCCATGCAGACCTCCCGATTGATCCCTATGTGCTGGGCGTCTGGCTCGGCGACGGATCGTCGAGTGGCGCGAAGGTGTGGGGGATTGACCCAGAGATTCTTGAGGAATGTGCGAGGCGTGGAGAGGCCACGCGGCGGTTGCCTTCTCCCGATTTGTTTGCCTGTCCCGCGTATGCGGTCGGCGATCAACCCAGTATCCGTGACGCGAACACTGGGCGTTTCCTCGGGACATCATCCCTCCATACTCGACTGAGAACCCTCAATTTACTAAACAATAAGCATGTGCCGCTCTCTTACCTCCATGCGTCCGTAGCCCAACGCGAGTCTCTATTGGCTGGACTCATGGACACTGACGGGACTATCGCCGCAGACGGCCAGTGCGAGTTTGACAACACGAAGATTTCATTAGCCCTCGCGGTTCTTGAACTGACTCGCGGTCTTGGGTTTCGCTCAACACTCAGCACCAAACGTGCGATGTTGCGCGGAAAGGATTGCGGTCCCTCGTATCGCGTCTTATTCACGCCGCACCGCCCTGTGTTCGTTTTGCCTAGAAAACTCGCACGACATCGGTTCCGCAATCGGTTTAATCGGTATCGGTTTATCGTTGACGTAGAACCGATGCCTCCGGTGTCGGTGAAGTGCATTCAGGTGGATTCTCCGTCGAGTCTGTATTTAGCTGGAGAGGCGTGTATCCCCACCCATAACACCAAGGGGGGCGCGATTGCCGGGGCGCGGGAAGCGGCGGTCCCCAATACTTTGGGGTGGGCGTGTGCCCCGTCGTTCCCTGAACTACATGACTACGTGATTCCCGCCTTGCGCGAAGCGATCCCTGAAGATTGGATTGTGAAGTGGTCTGAGGAACACAAGGAGTTTACGCTCATCAATGGGTCGCGGATTCAGTGCCGGTCGCTCGATGACCCAGAACGGGGTCGTGGACCGGGACTGGACTGGCTGTGGATTGACGAAGGCCGGAAAGTGGACGAGCGGGCGTGGGAGACGATTCTCCCGGCCCTGATGGACAAACAAGGTGTGGCGTGGGTCACGACCTCGCCAGCTGGGTTCGACTGGGTGTATCGCCTCTTTCTCAAACCGGCAATAGAAGGCGTCCCTGGCTACTGGGCCACGAAGTTCAAAAGTTCTGAAAACCCTATCAATACTGAGGAAAGCATCGCCCGGATTCGTTCCGCGATGGGCGAGATGTTTGCCCGACAGGAACTCGACGCCGAACTCGTCAACTTCACCGGGGCGGTCTACGGGGACTTGATTGACGGACAGGTCATTGTGCCGGGGTCGGAACACTTGGTGATTCCTGAGTGGCCGGATATCAACCCGAGTCGGGTGTCGCTCGTCGGGATTGATCCGGGGACCGACCATCCGTTTGGGGCGGGCCTTGCGGTGATGACCGAACAAGGCATGGTGTGGGTGGGGGAATATCTGGAGCGGAACCAGCCCATGTCCCATCATGTGAAGGAGATCCGGCTGATGGAGCGCGGACTACAGCCCACGTATGTGTACGACAAAGCGGCCAAGCAGATCGCCTTGGAACTGGCCCAGCACGGGATTTACGCGCAACCGTGTGACAATTCGGTCGAAGGCGGGATTCGGCGGGTAGAGTCCTGGCTGGTCAGCAAACGGATGTGGTTTCTGGAAAGCCGCGTCCCGCGCATGATCGAGCAGATGCGGGCGTATCGCTGGGCGAACAATGTGGGAAAAGACGGGCAAGCGCGGAACAAAGAGCGCGTGTTTAAGGTGGATGACGAGATGCCGGACGTGTGCCGCTACACCGTCATGTCATGGCCCGAGATGCCGGAACCGAACAAGATCGTGATTGGGCGTGACCCGGCGACGGTGCCGGAGCAGTCGCGGTGGGCGTGGGATCGAGAACAACGGATCAACAAGTGGGAACCGGCTCCTGAGACGGGGGTGTCGGACTTTTTTGGGGGAGAACAGGGATGACAGCACAAGAACTAGAAGGCGTGATTCGGATTCGGGACTGGGCGAACGATGTGATCAAGCAGAATCAGCCCAAAAACACACAGCAAGCAGATGCGGTCACGGCGTTTTATGGCGACTCTGTGAAGTCGAATGTGTCAGCGCAGTTCGATGCCGTCCATACGCGCATCACTCGGCTGATTCTAGAACAGATGCGTATCGACAATAGTATCAGTGCTTTAGAGGAACGAGAGGTTGCCGAGTCGGAGGCGGTATTTGCGCGGATCAGGCCGCTTGAGGCCGCAGTATACGAAGGCATCAAGCCCCCGCTGGTGGCGAACGCGACAGGGTTCAAGCCTAAAGGGGCGGAAGTCCCTCCGATGTCCGGTGTGTGGACAATGCCGGTGACGCCCAATGACTGAGTTCCTGGTTCGTTCCGCAGGGTGGAACGCGGTGGTCACGGCGGATCATGCGGTGGACGCGGTGGACATCGCGGTTCATAATGCAGACGCGCTCAACCGAAGCCGAGATGTGCTAGGACTCGTCATTCAAGTGCTGGACTTGGACGCCCTGTCCGAGACGGACGCCGCGCTGTATATCAACTCGTCTGAGGTGTTAGCACGGTTGGGGTATGCCGAAGTGGAAACGCCAGCGGGGTTGCTGGTGCCGGGACGGACGATCCAGTAAGGGGGACGTATGTGGGTAAAACGGGACGAGCATCAACGATTAGTGGACACCGTGACAGACACGGCCTCACGGCTTGCGGCCTTGCAGTCTACGTTAGACTGGATGACGACACACTTGAACCAAGTTGAGCGGGAACGGGCGGAACTGTTTGCGAAAGTTACTGGGGTCGGCACGGCGGTTCCCGTGATACGGACAGAGCGGAGTCCTTTGCACTCCACGCCTGCCCCGGTAGAAACCCCTGATGGTGTCTTGAGCGGGATGTCGGCGCTTTTTGAGGACATGGGGGACGAGAGCGCCACGCGGCTCGGGGTTCACCTCGATTCGGACGGCGTGTTGCGATAGAACGGAGCGTTCACGATGGCAGATCAGATCCCCTCTCCTTTTGGTGGCGAAGCGGAACCAGAGTCTTTGGACTCTGGGATTGCACAACTTTTTGGGTCCGAAGCGCGGCCCGATACCCCTGATCCCTACCAGGATCACGACGCCCTCCTAAAGTTCTATGAGGACTTTCGGAAGGAATGCCTGCAAGACCGGCAGATGTACGAGCGGGAGTGGTGGAAGAAGCTGATGTACCTGATCGGGCGTCAGTGGATCATGTTTGACAAGAAGCGGGGGCAATGGACCGACAAACGCCTGACCCGCTGGACACCTCGGCCCGTGACCAACTTCATCGCGGAAACCGTGGAGACCATCCGGTCAGTGTTTGGGCAAGTGCAATTGGGAGCGTTAGCTCGTCCTGATGGGCAAGACCCCAAAAACGTGGCGGCAGCACAACTAGCCGACGACTTGGAACCGTGCCTTAAAGTCGAACACGACATCAAAGCTAAGACGCGGGAAGGCGATTTCTGGCTCGCCTCTCTTAATAACGTGTTCTATTACGTTTGGTGGGACAAGCATTCCAACCGGAACGGCATGGTCGTTCTGCCGAAAGAACAGTGTCAGAACTGCGGCACTGAGGTGCTTTCTTCGATATTGGAAGAAAACCCTATCTGTCCTCAGTGCGGTGGGAGCGACTTTCTACCGACAGAGGGTGAGTATGGACCGCATATCGGGCGCGGACAAACCGATGTTGTGTCGCCTTTTGAACTACTGGTCCCCCCCACAATTACAAGGTTTTCTAACGTGCCTGGAGTTATCCGGCAGCGGTGGCGGACCAAGCGGTGGTGGCAGGATCATCACCCAGAGTTTTCAAAAACATTGACGTTTACTGGCGACCCGGCTGAAAAGTCGCTCAAGTCATTCAAGAACCTTGCCACGCAGACTGATGTGTCCAGCGGTGAATCGCTTGGGTTAAGCGGCGGCGGCGATGAGGCAGGCGAAGGGTTGGCTGAGTACGAACTCTGGTACAAACCGTGCCAGAAGTACCCGGAGGGTTTATTCCTGCGTGTAGCCGGGGAAACCGGGCCGAAGCTTGTGGTGGATAACGACGAGGGGTCGCCGGGACCACTGCCGCATGTCACGCCGCAAGGGTCGCGCCTGTGGCCGTGGATTCACGAGCAATTCTCACAATTCGGTGGACGGTTCTGGGGGCGCGGTCCCACGGACCTGATCATGCAGAAACAAGATCAGATCAACCAGCTTGACTCCCTGATGATGCTGATCGTGCTTCGGATGGCGAATCCGATCTGGCTTAAGCCCAAAGGGGCGGAAGTTCAGTCATTTACCGGTCAACCTGGGTTGGTTGTCGAGTGGAACCCATTGGCGGCTGGCGGGAACGCGAAACCGGAGCGGATACCTGGCGAACAGATCCCGTCGTCCTTGATGTCGATGCGCGAGCGGCTCGTGGATGATATTGAACAACTCTCAGGCACGTATGATGTCCTTAAGGGCAACAAACCCGCAGGCGTGGGGGCGTTTTCGGCTTTGCAATTGTTGGTTGAGCGGTCACAGTCCCGATTTGGTGGGGTGCTTGAGGAGCGCGGCGAAGGCTATCGGGCGTGGTTTTCTATTGCCTTGGAGCTAGAACGCTTGTATGGCCCTCCTGAACGGATCTGGAGCCTGTTAGGACCGAACCGAGAATGGACGTTTCAGCACTTCCAGAACGCGGACCTACAAGGCGCGGTCGAGATCATTGTGGAAGATGGCTCCCATATTCCGAAAACAAACCTCGGAATGCGGGCGGCGATTGAACAGGCAAACGGACTCGGGATGATCAATAAAGAGAACGTCGATCAGGTGTACTCGATCTTCAAGGACTTCGGCCTGTTGCATCTGATCCCCGGCCAAGACGCGAATGTGACCAGCGCCCAGCAAGAACAGGACGCTTTTGAAACGTGGGTCAACGAAGGGCAGCAAGGCCCGAACCCGATGCAGGTCAAGCACTGGCACCGTGACCCAGTACACCTGTCCGAACACGAGAAGTGGGCGAACGGCGATACCGTGCGGCAGATCATTCAGGATCACCCGGAACCAGGACCGAGCGGGAAAATCCTAGAAGACGTGATCAAGATGCACTTTGAGGCGCACGAGATGTCCGCAATTATTAAGGAAATGCCGCCCGCCCAGAGAGCGAATATCATGTCGCAGCAAAACGGCGGTCAGAACATCGCGGAAGGGACGCCGGGACAGCAACCCACGGCTCCAGGGGCCGCTGGCGGGGCGCAAGCCCTTGGGAGCAGTAATGCGAACTCCGCGCCCTTGCCCACGCCACAAGCGATGCCAGCGGGTGGAGGGGCGATGTGACCCCTCCACTTCCGCCTAAACCTACCGTGAAGGACATGGGGCGCTCTCTCGCCAGGGATCAGCAAAAGATGGAGGCGCTCAAGGCGCTCAAGGAGATCAAGGGCGTCTTTGGAGCAAGAAAGCTATGATCGTGGATCTGCTTACGCATCCGATGATGTATGTGACGATTCCCGATTTAGTGCGGTATTCGGGACTCCCGCGCAGCACGGTGTATTGGCACGTCAAGTACGGCCAACTCCCCGTGCGGCGGGTCGGGCGGGTGGTGCGAGTGCGGACGGATGACGCCCGTGTGTGGGTGGAAATCTACGCAGACCCACGGAACGGCCATTGACAAGCGAAACATGGGGAGACAACCAATGGGACAATTAACAAGAGAATGCTGTGACCAGTGTCTGTATAGCCATGAAAGCAAGGGAAGCTTGGGGCCGTTTTTAGCGCATGTCGAGTGCCGCCGCCATGCGCCTCAGGTGTTTGGGTATGGGCAAGAGGGAGACACGGTGACGGCGTGGCCGCGTGTGGCCCCAGAGGACTACTGCGGGTAATTTGAGCGGACGCTGGACTAATGCGTCGTGCTGCTCATTGACGGGAACCGCTCTGCGATGAGCGTGATGGCCTCGGAAGCCAAGTCAGCCATATCATCGAGCAATTCCCCTTCGGGTCCAAAGCGTTCCGCGTCGAGCGAACATATCACTGCCGCGCAGACACACGCCGCTTGCGCGTTGGCCTTGCTGACCTTGGTGAGGTGTTTGGCGAGGGTCATCGCCAAGTCAAAGACCACGGCATGGTCGATGGGTTTGTAGGGTTGGCTCATGCGTGGCATCGTATGCGAAGTGCGGTAAAATGTCTCGTCACGGTGAGGGATTTTTGCTGTTTCGCCCTCTTTGTCAGCGGTAAAGCAGAACAGCGACAACCGCAGGACGTGACAATGATCGCTATTCGACTCGGTAAATAACGTCTTGGCGCGTGAGTCCTCGCGGCCATCCGGTGCGAGTCGTGAACGAGGCATCCGCAAATAACAAATGGTTTGTTGGCTGGACAGTCAACCGTCCGTTATCGAGCGCGACGAACGCGAATTCTTTTGCCTGATCGGGCGTTTCTGAAAACCCATCTTTTATCGGGGCTGCGCTGAACAGGTAGCGGCCAGCGTAGTCTATTTTTTGCACACGGGCCGTGACTGGCAGGTCAGTGAGGTAGTCATACGAGATCACGCTGAACGCCCGTGAGTAGCAGTCCCAATGCTGCGCCTGTTCGACTGACCAGGCAGGCTCAGGAGACGCGCAGAACGCGATCGCATGTGGCGGCAGGTTGCGGTACCACGCGCCTGATTCCAGCAGGACGTGACAACCCCAGACCCGTCCTGGGTGGCTGACCAACCCAAACCAAATGGCAGAGATAAATCCGAGTGGTTCTTGATGGGTGAACGCGGTATCGACCCAGACGTATCGATGAATCGGCAATGAGGCGACGGCTAGCGCCATGGGCCGGATGCTATCACGTCCACATCGGTCGTTGTGCGACAGCGACTTGCAATTCAATTTCAACAGGCGTATGGTCTCAGATACGCAAACGGCCTGACCCTTTTCAGGACCAGGCCGAGAGCGTGCGTCGTGTGAAGGTAGTCACACAACGACTTGAGACGCCATTCTCGGCTAATGCTCAAGCCCTTGTCAACTTTCCCACATAGACGAACTGAATAAGCCATCTGTCGGAGTAAGCCTACAGAGGTGGCACACGGGGGACTCGTAGACCGTATATGCGGGGCCGGGACGTGGTAGGTGAAGACGCACGGCGTCTACAGAGTGCTCGGTCTGATTGTGACAGCCGTTGCTGATTCACATGCCCGTGGACTGCCTCGTCGCATCCGTATGCCTAGTGCAGTTGGGCGAAGTTTCCCTCCTGCCTTCTATGAAAAACTCATGGGGGGTAGGGGGGACTTTGCCCAAAAACATACCTGAACACTCCGATGCCTAGCACAAGAAGATCAAGATCAAAAGAAAGATCAAGAACAGAGATAAAAAAAGAGAGGGCGGCAAAATGTGGACAGTGACACGGGCGTGGGTCATGGAACACCGGACGCCGCGTGGGGCGTGGACACGGGATCAGATCGAACAACTAGGACTCACTTGGCCCATGAGGCATGGGTGGATTGATCGGGTGTCAGGGCGCGAGATTACGGAGGAAGCCCAACAGCGGTTCGAGTGCAAGTTGACGCGAGACGAGGTAAACCCGCTGGCGCGGTTTGATCGGTATGAGGACTGGGAGGCCCAGAAGCCGTGTTGGGCGGTGGTGGAGTATCGGCCTTCGACGAACCCTCCAACTCCATCGTCCCGGTTGACGAGGGCGCGTCGGAAGATGTCCCCTGGCGTGCTAGATGCCATTGTGACCGTGGGGTCGCAGTCAAAGAAAACACGGCGACGACGTAAGCGTGGGCCTATGCCTCAGCAGTCGATGGTGCCACGGCTTGTGCGACGTTGAGATGGGGGGATAGGGCGCGGTGTGTGCAAAAGAAGATAGAATAAAGCGGAGCCGCTCGCGTGTGTGACGCGATAACGGCCCCTCACCCGTAACGGCCTTCCAAGGAGGCAACGTCAATGGCTACGTCTAAGTCTACTAGTTTAACGACATCGCGCACGACGCTCCCGGCTCGCGTGGCGGCGGATCGTGTGATGGTGAAGCTCCGCGAAGCGCACCGGGCGCTGCAATTTGTCACCACGATCCATGAGGCCAAAGTAGTAATGGACGCGATGGCCGCGCAGGAATTATTCGCGCATCGCCAACAGCTTGGGAAGGAATTAGAGGACTTCGCCTACGCGATCAAGATTCAGGCGTTGGCGAAGCTGGGAGCCTTGCTCGCGGTGATGCCGAAGAACGTCGGGGCCGTATCGGGCAAGACCGGTTCCAAAGGGGAACCGGTCCTAGATACCACTCCGACTCTTGCCGATCTTGGCCTCGACAAGAAAACCTCGGCGGTGGCGCAACAGTTGGCCGCGCTCCCTGCACCAGTGCGGGACGCGATTGCGGCCCGTGAGTTAAGCGTGGCGCAAGCGCGGCGAGCGGAGAAAGCCCAGGCACTAGCGACTCGGGTGCCGTTGCCCATTGACCGTTACCGTGTCCTTTACGCCGATCCGCCGTGGTCTTACAACGACAAGGCCGACGCAGGCTCCGTCCAGGCTGGAGGCGCGGAAAAGCACTACCCGTCACTAAGCATTGCCGAGCTTTGCGCGATGCCAGTTTCGGCCCTCTGTGAGCCGGACGCGGTGCTGTTTCTCTGGGTCACCTCCCCCCTTATTTTTGAGTCAGCCGCGCTGATCAAGGCGTGGGGGTTTTCTTATCGGGCCTCATTTGTGTGGGATAAGGTCAAGCACAACATGGGCCACTACAACTCCGTGCGACATGAATTCCTTCTCGTGTGCGTCCGGGGGTCGTGCCAGCCAGACGTGGTGGAATTATTCGACTCCGTGCAGAGCATTGAAAAAACCACCCACAGCACGAAGCCGGACGCCTTTAGGACAATTATTGACACGCTCTACCCACGCGGCAAGCGTCTTGAACTCTTTGCAAGAGGCGGCGACATTAAGGGATGGGACCGGTGGGGCAATGAGGCCATCTAATGCCGACGGACTATTATATGGCGCAACTGGCGGTGGGACAGGCGTTTGAGCGGGTGGTGCGGGACCACCTGTTACGGATTCACGGCGTGGACATAGGACTACATGAAGGTCGTGCCGCGCAACTCCTTGGTGAAAGCGAGGCGGGGTTAGAAATTAAGCGAGACGGGAGGTTTCACCAGACAGGGAACCTCTACATTGAGACGGTCGAAAAGAGTCGGCCTGAGAATCCGTGCTGGGTATCGTCCGGGATTCGTCGCACGGACAACACTTCGCACTATGGGATTGGTGACGAGACGCGCTTTTTCATCTTCGTCAAGGCGGCACTGGTGGCCTATCAAGAACGCGCCGACCCTCGAATTATTGAGATTCCAATGAAAACAAGCCGGGGGTTTCTCTTACCTCTCACGCTCGCCCGGTCTGAGGATCTTATTGATCGAGAATATTGGGCCGTCAATAACTTAACAGAGTGGGACTGCAAGTCCTATAGATAAGGCATGTTCATGGGACCACAAACACGCCGCGTAGAAAGCCTTATTCCCAACCTATTGTTGGACGCGACTAGACGCACCTAGACGGGGCTAGACGCCCCTATTGCGCCCCCGTTCTGGGAGGCGTAGGTTCACTGTATTAACCCTCGCGGTCCTTACCCGCGTTATCAAAGGTCGGGGTGAACAGTGGACGAACAGCCAGAATACGACGTACCAGCCGGTGTCGGAAGTGATCTTTCGCCGGAAGATCAAACGGACCAAACGCAGGAATCGGACCCCGAGTTTCCGCCTCAACACGAGGAAGAAGGACGGATTCCGTATTCACGGTTCCAAGAAGTCAATGTTCGTGGGCAGCAATCGGAACAACGGGCGCTGTTAGCGGAGCAACGGACCGAGGAACTTCAGCGGAAGGTGGAAGCCTTGATGGGTATTGCGCCCAAAGAAGCTCCACCGGACCCGAAGGAAAGTGCGATCCGCGAATCGTTGGAGCGCATGTATCCAGGGTTGCGGCATCTTCAGGATCTCCCCTTTGATAAACTCAGAGAGGTGCTTGAGACGGTGCCCCGGCTTCGGGAATCTGCTGAAACGGCACAGAAGGCGCAGCACCGTGGGCTGGCCGATGACGCGCTCAAAACGCTGTGGGACTCCGCAGCGAAAGACGTGTTCAGCGGACAGGCATTAACGCCGAAGCAAAAGACGTTTTTCCAACGGGACTTCTCTAACTGGGTTGGCAATGACCCTGCGAACTTGGATCGTTACACTGCGGGCAATAGCAGTGTATTGGTGAAGGAATATCTGACTGAGATGTCCACAGAGGTGCTGAGTGCTATTCGGCGCTCGGCGGCAGTCACCACTGGGGCGCGAGTCGCCCGATCCGCCAGAGTCCCCACGGGGGGGGCTGTGAACGGGCCGGTCGGAACGCCCCAAAAAGCGATGGACTTGGGCGATGAGGATGCCGTGCATGACGCGGCAGCAGCCTCATTCTTCAAGCGCCGTCAATAGGGAAAAACATTATGGGCGCTGACACACAAGAGATCGATGGCATTTATAAGGACTATTACGAGGATTTCGTCTCGGAGCAAGTCAACAACCGCAACCCTCTGAAGGATCTGTTCAAGGTTGAAACCAAGGGGTTCAAGGGCCGTGAGGTGGTGTACACCTCGCATGTGAGCCGAAACGTCTCTCCGATGTTCGTCGGTGAAGACTCGGCCTTCGCGGACGCGGGCGTTCAGAAGCATGTGCCCCTGCGGATCGGGCAGAAGAAACTGATGGCGCGGGTGCGCCTGACGTACGAGGCGATGCAGGACTCGATGAGTTCTGAGGGTGCCTTTAAGTCGGCCCGACAGGACGAGATGGACTCGCTGATCAACGACATCGCTCGGCGCGATGAGTATGCCTTGTCCAGTGATGGACGCGGAGTGCTGGCGTTGGTTAATGGCGCGGCCAGTTCCACTACACAGACGTTGGACGCTCCTGGCGGCATCGTTAATGCCAATTTTGGCAATCGGTTCTTTCAGGTAGGCATGTGGATTGGGTTTGTCAATCCGGCGACCGGCACGTTGCGGGCGTCTTCGGTCGTGCAGGTCACGTCGGTGGCCGCGACAGGGTTGACGATCACGATCAGCCCGACGTTCTCCAGCACGGACAATGACTACATCGTCCAAGTGGCGAACTCGGCGGTCACGGATATCTCGGACTCTTCGTTTGAGAATGCGTGGTGGGGCATCATGGCCCTGATTGACGACGGCACGTATCGTGACAACTACTTCGGTGCAAGTCGCACGACGTGGCCCGCGTTCAAGTCGTATGTCAAGCCCTCGACGGGCGCGTTGTCGGCGGATCTGCTCCAGCAAGTCTCGGACGTGATGGATCAGAAGCTCAACGGCAAGGTGACAGATGTGGTGATGCACCACAGTCTACGGCGTCTTTACCTGACGCTGACAGACCCAGACCGCCGATACATGAACGCCCAGTCGATGCGGAAGCCGGATGCGATGACCGGGGCGTTTCAGCAAGAGGATCAGGTTATTGGTACCGTGCCAATTCGGGTGTGCCGAGACTTCCCTCTGGACGTGATCGCGGTGCTGGACAAGAAAGGCTCGGGCTTGTGCAAGTACGAGTCAGAGAAGGGCAAATGGGTCGATGAAGATGGCTCAGTGCTGACGCGGGTGGGCACGGGCACCACGGGCCGGGACTCGTTTGAGGGCTGGTATCGGATGCGAAAGCAGTACCACGCCAAGAACCCCGGCAAGAGTGCTCGACTCGACGGCATCACCGGTCAAACTTTAATTGTTGTGCCGAGCCTGTAGCCTTTATATTCGCTTGACGAATAGCGAATAGACTCTATACCATCTAGGCATCTTGAAAGGGGTGCCTAGATGGAACGTATCGAACGGTTAGTTCGGAAGGACGACAACGGATGCTGGATATGGACTGGAACCACGACGACTGGAAACGCACCGGTGATACGGCTGAGCCAACCCAGGCGGTTGGTGTCGGCGCGTCGGTATGCGTACGAGCGGTGGAACCAAGTCTCTGTCCCGAAAAAGTGGAACGTCTACCATACGTGCGACGTGTTATGCGTGAACCCGTGCCATTCTCGGGCAGTCCTACGAGGGATGCACAGGATGGGGGCCACGCCAGCGCAGTACTGCAAGCGTGGGCACGAGTTCTCCGAGTGGAATACGGGGAGCCAGTCTCGGGGTGGTGGGAAGTCATGTCGCGCATGTACTCGGGACAGGCAACGGGAAGAACAAGCGAAACTCAGGGCAGAGCGCCCGGAGTACGTCAAGGCGCTCCGAGATCAGCGCATGGCAAAACGTCGCCAATGGGTGCGTTCACAGCGCGTATCTTGTCTCAAGTGCGGCGAGTCCGATCTAGTTTGCTTGGACTTCCATCATCGAGATGGCGCAGACAAGATGGGTACGGTTTCTGCGGCATGTGCCGGGACATGGTCAATGGCGCGGTTAAAGGCTGAGATTGAGAAATGCGATGTACTTTGTGCGAATTGCCATCGTAAGCTCCATTGGGGGGAGCCAACAAGTCGTCTGCCGGTTGCGTAAGCCTCGGCGGTCCGAGTGAACGGGCGGGGACTGTTCCCCACAGTCCCCGCCATGTTCCATGTCTTGAAAGGACAGTTATGACAGGTGAAGTGCTGAAAGTCGTGAACCGAACCACAGGGCCATTGACAGTCGCGTTTGACGGTCGGTCGTTTATCTTGGTGCCTGGGGAGAACCATGTGGACGCCGCGATTGTGGGCCATGCCCGACGCCAGCATCTCATCATGGGCACAGAAGACCCGAGTAACCCGCTGGATTTTGAGAGTTTGATCGGGGTGCCGAGTCGTGGGGACGATTGTTCTCCGGCCAAGCAGTCCAAGAAACTGGAAGCGTTGGATCGTCGGTTGTTGCCGGACGAATTGGGGCGCAAGTCCAAGCCAGTGAATATGGGGCGCGGGTGGTCCCGGTCATTGGTGTCGAATGATGTCCTGCCTGGTGAGGACGCGAACTTTTCAGCGGACGTATGACGAACTATCTAGATGGTCAGAACCCGCACATGCTTAAAGCCCCTCCCGTGTGGTTCATGCGGCAGTTGGCTTTGTTCGACCCTGACCTCGTGATTCTCCCCGGACTCTCTGAGCCGGTGTATCGGTTGGCGCGTCGGGTCAGGCGCAGCAACGGGTTGATGAAAGCGGCGATGGGGCTGGACACAGAGACGGCCCGGATGATTACCCTCCGAGTGGTCCCTGTGACCTCTATTATGCCGTTTGTTGAGTGGGGACCACAGGTGTTCCAGTGGCTCAATGAGCGAGATGTGTGGGCCGCAGGCGGGTCAACGAAAGCTGACTTGTTAATTGCGGACAATGACGCCGAAGCGAAGAAGAAGATGATTGCCGCCGAGCATGACGAAGCGCGTCAACGGGCGGGGGCCGCGTGGCGTGGGATGGCGTTTCGGCATGGTCGGTCGGTATTAGCAGCGAGTCCTGCCGGGGCGGAATATCCCGTCAACGCAGGAACAGGAGGATAGGCACATGGCACTTTCAACTCAGAAAAAAGTTATCGTCAAGCACAAGGTAGATGGGTTTTTGCGAAACGCCAACGGCGGGATCACGGATCTCAATCGTGGGTTTTGGAAAGCGATGAACAACAACAACATCATGGACGACCTCCAGGTGGTCGCCTTTGGCAACCTCACCACTGATGCCGTGGTTGCGGACGTGGCTTGCAAGGTGTATTCGATTTACCTTAAGAAACAGGCGACGGCGACGGATGCGTTCTACAACGTGTTCAATGACGCCACGGACGATACCACGGCGGCAGACGCGATGATTTCGCTCGGCTTGCTGGCCGCAAGCGACGAGGTGTTCTGGTGCGACCCGAAGGGGCTATCGATGGCAACGGGTGTGGTGCATGGCTCCTACACGGCGTTGATCGGCTACAACGCGACCACAGTGTCCACTACGGGCGACGGCCCGGACGGGTTCATCATCGTTGGACCCGCGTAAGCACGGCATGACAGCGGGACGGCGCTGCACCGCAGTTGTTGGTTGCTAGGGAGTACGTCAAAGAGTTCTGTCCGACTCTTTGGCGTAGCCCTGAACTTTAAGGAGTATTGATCATGCCGATTACGAAGATTTCCCGCAGTAGCGGGGCGATTCCACAGACTGGATTTCCGACTGCCAATTCGATCCGTGTCGATAGTGATACGGAAACGATGGCGTTTGGCACGGGGGCGTCTGGGACTACGGAGAAGATCGCGGCGGACACCTCGTCCACGCAGATTCTTAGTAACAAGACATTCACCACTGCTATCGGCTATGCCACTGGTGCTGGGGGAACGGTCACGCAGGGCACGTCGAAGGCCACAGCGGTGACCTTGAGCAAGGTGGTTGGCGAGATCACGCTTCACGGGGCCGCACTCGCGGGAGTCGCCATCGTATCATTCACGTTGACGAATACCTTGATCGCAGCCACAGACGTGCTGATTCTTAATCATGCTTCAGTGGGCACGGTCGGCGGGTATGCGTTTCAGGCCCAGTGTGCGGCGGGGTCCGCTGTGATCAACGTGCAGAACAACACGGCGGGGTCGTTGTCTGAGGCCATTGTTATTCGGTTTGCGCTGATCAAAGGCGTGGTGGCGTAACAGTGCCTTTGAGCGTACTCGACCGATTACTGTTACTTGGGTTGCTGGTGCCTAAAAGCAACGGACCCGGCAACCTCATGACGCTCCGTATTATGCGGACCTTGTGTGAGGACTTGAGTTTCAGCGAACAGGATCATGCGAACTTTAAGCTGACCCAAGATGACAAAAAAATAAGCTGGGACCACGCGACCGAGACGGACAAAGCGGTAGAGATTGGCCCGAAAGCAAAAGAGATCATCTTGTCGGCCATGGCGGAAGCATCCAAGGCGGAAGCGTTGACCGGGCAGCACGTAGACCTGTGTGACAAGTTTGGGTTTGTGGAACCAGAGGAGTAAGTCATGAGTGACGCACGGCATTATCGGGCCACGTTTCAAGACGTGTCCGGCACACAGATCGTATTAGCCGCGACGGGCGACACGACGTTGGTGACGGGGAAAACGGACTACGCCATCTACATTCAAAGGATTGTGGTGTGGATTGAAACCGACGCGGCTCAGTCGATGGCGTTCAATGACAGCGCGACCACTCCGATCCAGATTGCGAAAGTGACGACCTCTCCTGGGGCGTCCACGCGATGGGAGTTCGCGTATGGCGACGTTGGCGTTAAGCTGACTGAGGCTAAGGACTTAATCATGAACGTCTCGGCGGCTGGGTTGGTTGGGGTGGTCTTTTGGGAAGGCTACCTGAAGCAAAATGACACCTTGACGCTTTAGGATGACCGATGGCAAATCCTATTGACATGACCACGGGAATCGTTTGCGCCAAGACGCTGTTCGCGCAATCGTCTAGGGCGACCTACGGCGCGGGAACGAATAGGTTTGACTCTAGCGCGAACGCCTCGGCGGTTTATGCGCTGGTCGTATCTATTCAGGCCTCATTGACAGCGAACGGGATCGTGAGTTAACCAATGGCGACACTGTTGTCCGCATTGGAAACTGAGGTTCGACTCGCGCTGAACGAACCTGTGGCTCGGTTCTGGAGTTCTGCGGAACTGATCGGGATTATGAATCGTGGGATTCACGATCTCTGGCGGGGTGTGAACGATCTCCGTTTGGAACATTTCTCCACGCTCGACGTGACGAATGTCTCACAGGCGGCAAGTGCCACGACGTTGACGGGGGTGCCCTCTGACTGTGTGCGGGTACACATGCTAGAACCTAGAGACTTGTCGTCCTCCTCGTCTAATCGTGGGATTCAGTATGTGCCGTTGCCGTATAACGACCCAAAGTTTCAGTCAGCACGGTCGTTGTCTGCGATTGACGCCGCGTCGGGCGGAACGGTGTATTGGGTGCAAGCGGACGCCGGGGGACCGGTGGCGGCTCCCACGATCTACGTGGCCCCCAAACTGAGCGCAGCCGTGAACTTGTCAATGACGTATGTGCCGTCCCTCGCGGTGCTGACGGCGATAAGCACAAACCCTGTTCCTGGCGAGTCGGATAACGCGGTGATCGCTTGGACCGTGGCGTATGCGAGAGCAAAAGAGCGGGATGATCGCGCCCCTGATGCGGGATGGTTGGCGATTTACGGCTCAGAGAAACAGAACATCCTTGTTTCGCTTTCTCCTCGTCAGACACAGGAACCCGTTGTGGCGACCGCGATGTTTGAGGAGCTATGGGGTTAGATGCCTGGGATCAAGGTCTATTCGTTAGGCGACAAAGGGGTAAACGTCTCGTCTGACGCGGTGCATACCGACTTGGGCGACGTGACATCTGCCCAGAATGCGTCGTTCTACGCGGGGGGCAAGCGTGGCGGGTTGGCGAAGCGGTTAGGGATGCGGATTATCAACACCGTGGCCTTAAACGGCGCGGTTCTTGCGATTGCGTCTGCGACGTTTGCTGATCCGACGCCTGGTAACCTGTTGACGGATGGTAATTTGGCGATCCTGACGGACGACACCTTTTTGGTTTTGACGGAGTAACCGAATGCCTACACTACTTACCTCGACTGCGATTACCGCGCTACAGCTTAAAGAGTCCGCGTCACCTGGCACCCCGGCGTCTGGGTATGGGCGGCTGTATTACAACACGTCCAACCAGTTATTGGTAATTAACGATGCGGGCGCGAGCGTCAATATCACGACGTTGGCGACTGGCGCGATTGCGCTCACGTCTCAGGCGATTGGCGACTTGATCTACGCTTCAAGCACGACGCAATTCGGTCGGGTGGCTGATGTCGCCACAGGGCAAGTATTGACGAGTGGAGGGATTGGGGTGGTCCCGGCATGGTCTGCGACTCCGACGTTCACAGGCACAAACGTGACCGGGGTACCTGTCGCCACGGGCGTGTCTGGTTTGGGCACAGGCGTGGCGACCGCGTTGGCAATAGCTGTCGGCTCCGCAGGCGCACCTGTCACCTTCGATGGGGCACTCGGTACGC